TCTCGCGATCGCGTTCCCCCGTCCCTCGCCGAATGGAATACCGTCCTCAATAACTGGCCTTACCCAACGCGCGCCAGGCCCAGCTCCGGCAGAAAGAACGGAGGACACTATCTGGCTGCCATGCTCCCCGTCCATCCAAAGCTGCTTTGATCTTTCACCGCTCAATTCATAGTTAGGCGACTCGAAGGAAACATGAACAATCTGACTGTCTTCGACGTTGGATTGCTAGCGTTTCTCGCTGGCTTTGGCGTCTGTTATCTTTGACTTGTCCGCTAAATCGGCGGCAGGTGAGCCAAGCCGGTTATGCCCTTCATTTCAAGAAAAGGAGATTCTTATGTCAGAAGCAAATCAACAGCAATGGGGAATTATCGAACTTATGGGCCATAAAGTGGTGGCTGGTTGTATCTCGAAAGATGAGATGTTAGGAAAACCAATGTTGCGCGTGGATGTTCCATCCACAGGTCAGTTTGTAGAATTTACGCAATTCTATGGCGAAGCAGCCATTTACTGTGTAACTTTCACTTCCGAAGAAGTTGCCCGCCGCACCGCCGAACAATGTAGGGTAAACCCGGTCAATGTGTATGTTCCTGATTTGGTTACGCGTGAACAGTTGGAAGAAATGCAGCAAGAATACAATGCCCGCATTGTGGCCTTGCGTAATCGGCTACCATCCGGGGAAGAAATCACGGATGAAGAAGAAGTTTACCCCGATCTTTAGCGGGTCTAATTAGTTGCCAAGTACGCAACCACCTTAGGAGATCTCTATGATTGCCAAGTCCACCCCGCCTCCCGAATATCCCAACGTGACAATTGCCAGCATGCTTCAGGATGTCTTCGGCGCGTTCCTGCCGCCAACCAGCCCGCCTGTCCGCTATCGAGTACTTTCATCCGGTCTGCGCGTGCACGCCGCGCCAGGAGTGTTCAGCGCCGTGCTGGGCAGGCTGGCGCAGGGCGAAATTCTTACCGCCGTCCCCGTCATCCAGGTCAAATTATCAGATGGCTCGGTTTGGATCAGCCACGCGGCCGGCTGGTCGTGCGTACAATGGCTGAAACCATACATGGAGAAACTGCTCGAATAAATGCTCATCGCGAAGCACCCTGTGGGTAAGGAAGCACCCTGCGGGTCTAGTATTCGTTCCTCGCCCGTTGACTTTTTCGCTCACTTGTTCTATAATCCCCTCAGGCACGGGACGGCTCATACCGTCCCGTATTGCTTTAAGTGGTAGCGCACTTAGCTACCATTAAGCAGCCGTCCCGTGCTACCCGTTCCTATTCGTTTATTCGTAGCTACCATTAAGCAGCCGTCCCGTGCTACCCGTTCCTATTCGTTTATTCGTTAACACATTCGTTGTCTAATGTCCCGCAAAAAAGGCGCCCAACCCGCCAACACAAACGCACTCAAGCACGGCTTCTATTCCTCCCGCTTTACCATAACTGAGTTGAGCGATCTTGAAACGCTCTTGCACGCTGACGGTCTCGATGACGAGATAAATCTGATGCGCGTCCAGATCCGCCGCCTGCAGCAGATCGCCAACGATGACGAGGACAAGCAGGATCTTATGGATACACTCAACACCATGGGCTCAGCCTCCACCCGCCTGGCCGGGATGCTGCGCACCAACCAGGCCCTGGCGCACCGACAGACGGACGTCGCCGCCCTGCTCACCCAGGCCATCCAGGAGGTCTTTGGCAGTGAACTTGACCCACGTAACCCATAGCCTGTTGATCCAGGTCATTTCAGACTTTTGGAGCGAACATGGAAGACGATCCCCTGTACCAACTCGTCAAAGAGCAACTCGCCCGCATCCAGGATCAATTCAACGCTCGCGCTGCACATATCGAGGAGAAGCTGGATTTTCAGACTCAGCTAGCTCAGGAACGTATCTCTTCTCTCCAGGAATCCAACAAGAGCCTACATAGTGACATTCGCGACCACGAAACCCGCATCCGCGCCCTCACCGATTCCGCCACTGCAGCTCGTACCTGGCAAAGCCTCTTCTCCGGCGTAGGCTTCCTGACAGGCGTCGCCGCCCTCATTCGAGCCTTCTTTGGCAGCTAAAAGCTAATATGATCCTATGCACATTTACGACCAGGTCAAGCAAGTCATCAGCGATCCCGTTCTATTTGCTGAATTCGCTAGCAAGCTCAAACTGCGCCGCTACCAAGAAGAAGTCATCCGCGCTATCGTTTCCTCAGTGGTTGCCAAGGCCGGCCTTTCCTTCGTCGTCATGTTCCCCCGCCAGTCCGGCAAGAACGAAACTCAGGCACAACTCGAAACTTATCTGCTCACCATCTGCATCAAGTTCAATGTCAACATTGTCAAGATCTCGCCTACCTGGAAACCGCAATCCGAAAACGCCATGGATCGTTTGGAATCTACGCTTAAGAAAAACATCCTTGTCCGTGATTACTGGAAGAAAGAATCCGGCTATATCTACCGCCTGGGCGAATCCCGCTGCATCTTCATGTCCGGTTCTCCCAAAGCTTCCATCGTCGGCGCCACTGCCAATCTGCTGCTCGAAATCGACGAAGCCCAGGATATTACCACGGCCAAGTACGACAAAGAAATTGCTCCCATGGCCGCCAGCACAAACGCCACCCGCGTTTTCTGGGGCACAGCCTGGACCAGCCAAACCCTGCTCGGCCGCGAGCTGCGCGCCGCGCGCCAGGCTGAAAAAGCTGACGGCATCCGCCGCGTCTTCACGCTCGACGCCGATCAGGTCGCTCTCGAAGTTCCCGCCTACGGCAAGTATGTCGCCGAGCAGATCGCCAAACTTGGACGCAATCATCCCATGATCCGTACACAACTCTTCTGCGAAGAGATGGACGCCCAGGCCGGCATGTTCCCGCCCGCCCGTCGCGCGCTGATGATCGGCAGCCATGCTTCCCAGAGTCGCCCGTCCGCCGGGACAACGAATGCTTTCCTAATCGACTGCGCCGGCCAGGATGAAGCCAAACGCCAGGGACTCGAGGGACTTCAGAACGAAGGCCGCGACGCCACCGCCCTGACCATCGTTCGAGCTGACTTGACCCACCTCGATACCATGCAGCTGCCTATCTATCGCCCGATCTTCCGCAAACAGTGGACCGGCGATTCGCCAGTCGCCGTCTTCGGCCAGATCCGCAGCCTAGCCGAAGCCTGGAACACGCGCTATTTCGTCATAGATGCCACCGGGGTGGGGGAGGGACTTTTTGCCCTGCTCGATAGGGCGTTTCCTGGCCGTGTAATTCCGGTCAAATTTACCCAGCAGGAAAAGAGCGAGATCGGCTGGCAATATCTTTCGATCATCGAGACCGGCCGCTGGTGCGAGTATGCCCCCTTCGATCCGGATCTCGAGCGCCAATTGGATCACTGCCAGATGGAGATCCTTCCCGGTCCCGCCAAGACTTTGCGCTGGGGCGTACCCGACGGCACGCGCGCCGCGGATGGTTTCCTCGTTCACGACGACTTGATCGTTTCCAACGCCCTCTCAGCCAAACTGGATCAACTCGAGTGGACCATCCAAACCGAAGCCACCATCGTCCACGCCCCCGATCCACTCTCGGACATGAGTAAAATCTAATGTCTAAATCCTTTGCCTCCCGTGCTATCAAGGCCCTGCTCAATACGCCCTTTGGTAAGCAAATCAAAGCCGAGTTGACTGTCGCCGAGACCGACAACACCTTTTACCCTGGCGGTCTCAGCGCAAATTACCGCGACCGTTATGATTACGATCGCACAAAAGTTCTCTCCGCATGCCTGCGCGCCTGGCGCGTCCAGCCCATCGCGCGCCGTATCGTCAAACTCTATACGCAATTCGTCATCGGTGAAGGCTTGACTCCCAAATGCGATCACAAGGCAACTCTCGATTTCCTTACCGCCTGGTGGAAAGACCCGCTCAATGACTTCGACAGCCAGGTCTCGGAATGGATGGACGAACTTACCCGCTCCGGCAATTTATTCTTTCTGTTCAGCTCTGATCCTCTTACCTGTATGTCCTACGTCCGCGCCATCCCGGCTGACCAGATCAAGGAGATACAGACCACAGAAAATGATGTCCGCCAGGAGACTTACTTTATTCCAGTTGATCTAAATACCCCGCCCTGGCCTGCCTATGACTCTCGCCTCCAACAGCAGGATAACTTCATCGTTCATTATGCTGTCAACCGACCTGTCGGCGTCCCCTGGGGCGAGCCTGACCTGGCTCCGCTGCTGCCC